AGACTGGTAAGGGTGCCACTAGTGCAACCGCTCACCAGTTGGTACGTGACCGTGACCTTGAAGAGTGGGGCATCAGTTCTTTCACAGATGCAGACCATGCACTCTGGTCGGAGAAGGCGTACACCGCTGACATCATTCAGATTCCGAGTCGTTCGGACCTCCTTTCAATAGCAGCGGAAGAAGCCTAATGACGGTGGGGTCAACACCCCACGTTATTTCAAGTCTTGCCGAACTTGCCAACGTTGTTGAAGAGATTCGCAACGTTGGCATGTTTGCTTTTGACGTTGAAACCCGTGGAGTTTTAGAGCGCCACCCTGACGTAGAAGAAGTAATGATTCAAGATTGGAAGAAACATCTTTCCACTCTTAAGAATCCAAGTCCTGAGATTGCTAATCGTGCTCGTGAAAACTTTGAAGCACAGTACAGAAAGTCTTTGGCTCTTGACCCTCTACGCAATGAAGTGTTTTGGATTGGTTTAGCCACTGCTGGTAAATCATGGGCTATTCCCATGGGTCACAAGCGTGGTATCACTTTGACACCAGAACAGGTAGGGGATGGTACAACCACCCCACCTGAGGGTTACAGAAAGTTGCTCAAAAATGGGCAAGAGTCTATGGCTAAAGCCAAGTATGTAATCCCTGCAACTTACGATGAAGCACCTGAACAACTAAATAAGGCTGATGTTTTTCGTGCTTTAAAAGAATTGTTCTTTGACGATTCTCTTGTAAAGATTGGGCAGAACGTTAAGTTTGACGCTCGTTCTATCAGCAAGTACTACGGAGGAGACATCCCTGTTGGTCCCTACGCCGACACCATGTTGATGCAACACCTTGTAGACGAGAATTTAATGTCTTACTCTCTTGAGAACATCATTATGAAAAATTACGGTAAGCATGATGCTTACGCTCGTGATGGCAAGTTAGGTAAAGTCATTGACTTTGTTCCCTACGACAAGGCCATTAGGTATGTGCACTTGGACGTTCGTTGGACATGGCTTTTGCACCAGCGTTTATGGCCCAAGATTTGTACCCACGAAGGGTTACTTCGTTGTTTTTACCAAGACTCACAAGTGCTGGAAGTTCTTATGCATATGGAGAACAACGGCATTCCTGTAAATGAAAGGCAGTTAGTAAATCTTGGAAAAGAGTTAGATACCAAGTTACAAACTATTTTATTGGATTTGTCTGATTACACTCCTATTGGCTTTAATCCTGACTCTACAAAACATAAACAACAGTTTTTGTTTAATAAGAAGCGTGAAGGTGGTTTAGCCCTTAAACCACACAAGACCACGGCTACAGGGCAACCATCTGTAGACGAAGAGAGTCTCAAGTTTTTAGAGCACAAGCACCCTGCTCTTACAATGCTCTTAGGTTGGGCTGAAACTAAAAAACTTAAATCAACTTATGTTGATGGTCTTATCCCTCAGTTGAACCAGGGTCGCCTACACCCATCATTTCACCTTCACCGAACAGCCACTGGTCGCTTGTCATCTTCTGGACCCAACCTTCAAAACATCCCTCGTGAATCAAGTATTCGCAGTCTGTTTGTTGCTCCTGAAGGTCAAACTATGTTGGTTGCCGACTATGACCAGATTGAACTACGGGTAATGGCAATGTTTTCCCAAGACAAAGAATTACTTAAAGTTTTTAACAACAACATTGACATTCACACTGGTGCGGCTGCCCTACTCTTTGGCAAGTCAATAGAAGACGTAACAAGTGAGGAACGCCAGATTGGTAAGGGAGTTAACTTTCTAACGGCTTATGGAGGTGGCGCTGGTAAGTTGGCACGCACCACTGGTATCTCCTTTGAGCAAGCCCAACATATGATTCAGGAGTATTACCGCCAATTCTCAGGTCTTACTGAATGGAAGCAGAAGGTAGTTGCACAGGGACGTAGGCTTGGTTACGTTGAAACCATCACAGGGAGGCGTAGAAGGCTTCCTGACCTCCTTTCCGTCAACTCAGAGTTTAGGTCCCGTGCAGAGCGCCAAGCCGTTAATGCGGTGGTTCAGGGTTCAGCAGCAGACCTTTGCAAGCAGGCTATGATTGACATTGACCGAGCCTTTAAGGGGACTAACTTAAAAGTCCTTGTTCAGGTTCATGACGAACTAATAGCAGTTGCTCCAATAGAAGAGGCAGTAGAAATGAAAGAATTGTTTATGAAGGCAATGGGGCATAATACTATTATCCAAGGTGTTCCTCTTCGTGTGTCCTGTGACATGGCAAGTACCTGGGCGGAGGCAAAAGGGTGACAAGTCTAGATAAACGCAACTTTTATCTAAGAATGTCAACTGTAGAAGGTCAAACATTTGCAGCCGATATGGGGTTTGCATACCCCTCAGCAGATGTAGAAGAAGAAGAGCATAAAGATGTCTTGACAAGGTGGGCAGTTTTCATGCATTATGGTCTTCTTAAAGAAATTGAACAATCATCTAAGTGGTTTACTCAATTTTTAAAGAAAACTGAAAAAGTTTCTCCAGAAACAAATAGCGAAGACTTTCAAAGCCTTCTCACTATTTATGGAGTAGCGATGCTCAACAAAATTATGGATGCTGAAAAACTGGCGTTCGTAGTACCTTATGGAGAAGAAGATTATGACTGACTGGTGGTCAAAAAAACTTGCAGGTGAAAAACCAACTGCACCACGACAACAATTTACGCATCCTGTTACATCTGTTCCTACACACATACAGCCTGTAACACAAACACCCATTACACAAAGTCCTTCACAGCAACCAACTGCTCAACCAGAATCTTTTAGTGAAGCACTAAGAATGGGCATTACGAATGGCGGAGAGGCTACTCGCCGTGATACGATGACATGCCCTGCTTGCGGTGGCGGTTATGTTTTTAGTCGTACTAAGTCAACTGGGGGAACCACCGTAGGTGGTAATGCACCTGCTCCACGTTGTTATACATGTGGTTGGAATGGCATCTACCACCAAGGTGACGAAGCAAACTGGTCATAAGGAGTCAATATGTCAACAGCAACACACGAAACATTACAAGCACTAATTTCATCTATGAATAAAAAGTATGGAGAAGAGGTGGTTGTACAAGGTTCCCGCATTCAAGAAGAACTTCCTCGTATTACCACAGGCGTGCTGGCATACGACCTCATGCTTGGCGGAGGTTGGCCTGTCAATCAATGGAGTGAAATTATTGGTGAAGAATCATCAGGTAAGACTGCATTGGCATACAAAACCATTGCGGCTAACCAAGCGGCAGACCCTGATTTTTGTGCCCTATGGATTGCTGCTGAAGAGTATGTACCTGAATACGCAAAGGCTATTGGTGTAGACCTTGACCGCTTGTGGGTAGTTGAATCCAACATCATGGAAAATGTGTATGACTTCGTATTGAAAGTTATGGACAACCGTGCAATTGACTTGATTGTTATTGACTCGCTTCCTGCACTTGTTCCAACAGATGAGGCTGAGAAGACAATGGAGGAATTCACCATGGGGCTCGGAGCACGCCTTACTGGTAAGTTTTTTCGTAAGTCATCCAAATCACAGAAGCGTTCTCTTGTCCATGAGGACCGAGGTTGTACAGGGATTATCATTAATCAGTGGCGTGAAAAGATTGGTGTCATGTGGGGCGATAATCGCACTACACCAGGTGGAAAAGCAAAGAACTTTCATTACTTCTGCCGTGTAGAAGTTAAGCGTGATGAATGGCTCAAAGAGAAAGACGAGACTGTTGGTCAAACCATTAAGGCTCGTACTATGAAGAACAAAACCTACAAGCCACAACAAGTAGCCGTTATTGATTTTTATTTTACACAGAGCAAAGGTTTTAACTTTGGTGACTTTGATGTTATTAAAGACATTGTAAACATTGCAGCATCTGAAGACATCATTACTCGTGCTGGCGCTTTCTATTCGTACCATGACCAAAAGTGGCAAGGTAAAGAAGCACTCATTGCAGGTATTCGTGAAGACCTTGACCTACAGGCTGCTATCAAAGCAGAGGTTTGGGAAAAGTTTGGATTGGACGCTTAGTGGCTCTTGATAAAGAAGACCGCAAAGCCATCCTTAAAAAGTCTGTAAAACAAGAGAAGCGTTCAGCGGGAGCCTACAAAGGAAGTCGTAACGCTGGTAGTGGCTCAGGTTGGCTTCGCAAAAATGATGTTCGTTCTGAAACACTTCTTATTGAGAACAAGTTTACAACGGGCACCAAAAGCATTACAATCAAAGAACTAGATTTAAGGGAGTTAAGACAACGTGCGATTATTGAAGACCGCATACCTATTCTTCAATTTGACCTCAATAACCGTGGTTATGTGGTTCTTGTTGAGGACGATTTTTTAGCGATGATTGAAGAACAGAGTGACTAAAAGGGTTGACCATCTTTTAAATATCTTGTCTGGTTGTCCTGACGGTATGACTGCTGATGAACTTGTTGAGTTTCTGCGTAGTCATGGAGAAAACATTAAGTCAACAGGTCGTATAACAGGTCCTTTGAGTAACCTTCATGAGGAACAACAAATTTTTAATGTTGTTGGGCAAAAACGTAAAGGCCTAATTGTTTACTTCCATCATAAGTTTGCACACAACTACAAACCTATGGACATTGTTTTTAAACATAAAAAAATTGATGACAAAAAACGATGTCTTGACCTCTACCATGATTACGTAACAACAGGCAATACACACTCTTTAGACTTAGCGGAACGTTTATACAAGGAACTAAAATGACAGACACACCATGGCATCTCAAAAACTATAAGAATTTGATTACTTCTAAAGGTCGTCTTGTTCCCGTAGTTGAAAAAGAACTTATTAAAGAACAACTCAATAGCACTCGTGATACTTTGCATCTTCACCCTTCGGAGATTTGTAAAAAGGATTGGTGCCCTCGTTCTTCTTGGTACACCATCAAGGGTTACGAAAAGCAAGGTGAGACCTTTACATTTCAGAAACTCAACATCTTTGCTGAAGGCCATGCCATCCACGCTAAGTGGCAGAAGTGGCTCACAGACGCAGGTGTACTTGAACAAGTTGAAGTACCCATCCTTAATGAGGAATATCGCCTTATGGGGCACGCTGATGGCATCATCAATGACAAGAAAGGTCGTGCCATCCTTGAGATTAAGAGCGTAGGCGCTGGCACTATCCGCATGGAAGACTACGAGTCATTCAAATCTGCTACATCTGAGAATGACATGTGGAAGAGGGTGCGCCAACCCTTTCCAACACACCTGCGTCAACTTAACTTGTATATGTACTGTCTTGGTATCCATGAAGGTGTGTTCCTTTATGAATGGAAAGCCAATCAGGACGTAAAAGAGTTTTCAGTTAAGTATCAAGCAGAGTTGATTGAAGACATCTTGGCAGGTTGTCAAAGTGTTATTAGGGCGCTAGATTCTGGGATACCACCAATGCGACCGACTCTTGCAGAAGATTCATCAAGTCGCATTTGCAAATATTGCCCTTATTCAAAAGTTTGTTGGAAGGAAGACTACATTGAACAATCCGCTGACTCCTAAGCATTCCATCATGGGAGACTTCCTTAAGAAGTTTTCGTTACCTGACCGCCCTGAAGGTAGCGTTCCTGATATTCCATTGTACTTAGATGAACTTCCAGACAACCAACTTATGGAGTTTTATACTCTTTTTATGGCCTGGGTTTCATTTGCTAAAGCCGATATGGTTTTGGCTGAGATTGATGAAGAGCGTGCTGCAAATGATTTAAAGGTCATTGAAGCAGAAACTCTTATCGGTCAATGGAGTGACAAAGAAAAAGGTGACACTGTCACACTCGCTAAAGCACGTAGAGACACAAAACCTGAGGTTATTGAAGCCCAGCAATTGTACTCAGAAAAGCGTGCTTACCGTAAACTAGTTGAGTCTGTTTTTGAACGTTGTGAACGTGGTGCTCAGGTAATTAGTCGTGAGTTAAGCAGGCGCATTAGCCTTGCTCCTCAAGAGCGCAGGCAGGCACGGTACTCAGCATGAGAGACAAATTTACTTATGGTGGGGGCACCCATGTTGCACTTCGCTACGCTCGTATGAACCGTACACGCCCAATTAGTGTTGAACAGACTCTGGCATTGTTCCCCCACAAGTTTAGTAAACCCAGCAGAGTTAAAGAATCTTTTAATACTTTAACCCGACATGGCCTCCTTACAGAAACTAAAAAAGGTTGGGTAATCACCACTCGTGGTATTGACCACCTTACAAACATCTCTAAACTTTATTTAGGTGAGTTTAAATGACCCACATGCCTGATTTACCGATTAGTGACCAACTGACAGAACAACGCAGGGTTATTAAGTTTTGGGTTGAACGTTGTAAAAAATTAGAAGAAGAAAACGAAAAACTAAAAGAAAAAGTAAGGTCATTTTATGGGCAATAAGTCATGTATTATTTGCGAATTTGCAATGCCAATTAATGGTTCTGATTGGGTGGAGTGTCGTAGGTATCCACCTGTTGGTTCCACTACTACCAATTCTGGATTTCCAACATCTCCTATAAATGGCTGGTGTGGTGAATTTAAAAAGCACATTGTTTCTGTGCAAGTTACGGAGCGTGTATGACTTACGACCTTGTAGACGAACTTCTTGACCGTTTTGGTTACAGCGACCTTTTTGCTAACGAAATAGTTCATCGTGCTGCTGAGGAAATTGTAAATCTACGCAGTAGAGTACGAGAACTTGAAGCAGAAATTGCACGACTAGAAAGGCTATCCTATGGCTGATTTTTTTACACTCATAATTATGGTAACCGCAGTCTTTTGCTGTGGTGCATTTACTGGACAAATGTTTAAGGACAAATAAAAACAATGGTTAATTTAGTATGTGTAGATGAATGCGCCGCATCATCTTTAAATGAAAAGTTAGTGCAAGCCCTCTCAGAGCGAGATGAGCACAAAAAGCACATTGAGTCTTTAATCTCAGAAATAGAACTGATTAGGTCTGAACTAGATGTGACTCGTAGAGAAGTAGGTATTTGGCGTACTGAAGCCAAAAGGGAGGAAGCCAACGCAAAGCGTTGGTACTCAGAGTGGTCCCACATACTAGACATTCATAAAAACCTGACAAAAGAAGTAGTCCATAATGAGTAGTTTTATTGCAGGTTTTTTTATTGGCGCAATGCTTGTCATTATTCTTTGGCAACGGGAAAATTACCGTGTCAAATAAGGCTAAAGCCAAAGGCACATCGTTTGAAGTTTCTGTAAGGGACTACTTAATCAACAAGGGGTTTATCAATGCTCACCGTCCTGCATTATCTGGTGGCAATGACACTGGGGATATCAATGGGATTGCTCGCAAGAGCCCTCTTAGAAAAGTGGCGGTTCAATGCAAAAACCAAAAAGCATTCCAACTGAGCCAATGGCTTAATGACACTGTAGAACAGGCTGAACGCCTTGGTGGTGCAGTTCCTGTGTTGGTTGTTAAACGCCCTGGTAAGGGGGAAAAAGCATTGGGTGATTCATACGTTGTGATGCGTCTAGAAGACCTCACAGGGCTCTTAGATGAGGCTGGTTATCAGTAAAATAAAGGTATAACTATTCTACTAGGAGTCTTTTATGTCACAAGAACTGAACACCACCATTGACGATATTCTGAAGGTATCGGGTTCTAGTAACCCGCAATCCGTAGGTTCCATCATGGCTCGTGCTATTAATGCTGGGCAAATGCCTAAAATGCGTGCTATTGGCGCATCAGCAGTAAACCAAGCAGCCAAAGCCTGCGCTATCGCCCGTGGCTTTGTTGCCCCACGTGGAATTGATTTATCTTTTGTTATTGGGTTTGATGACATCCCAGGCAATGACGGAGAAACAATTTCTGCAATTTCTTTTAAACCAATTATTAAGTAAGGACTGATTATGACAACACATAACGGAAAACGTATTACGCAACGTGGTGGCATGGATGGCGAGTACGGGAAAGTATACGCAAAGTTGAATCCAGAAGAACAACAGACCGCTTGGGAAGACGAACAATATCGGAAGATGGAGAAAGACCCGTCCCACGAACCACCGAAGACTTCATATTAATGCCTTCTCGTAAGCGTAACCGTCAACCCGCTAGTGGCAAATACCAAAAGTTTATGTCACGCCCCCCTCGTCCCGTTTCCACAGTAGGTGGTGGTCAAGGGGGTCTTGTAGGTGGTCCTAGCGCAGGTGGGTTACAGTAATGGCTGCTAATACATTTACTCAGTGGGGTAGCGCTAATGAACCTCCTGGTATGGGAACTGCTGCCAGCATGGGGCCTTCTCCAGTTTGGCGCAACTCTAAAGACCAGTTGCTATCGGGGTACCGCACAGGTGTAGAAGAACAGTATCCAGACGGATACCTTGGCACCATGTCTTCTAACCGCCGCCAAGACAAGATTCTTGGAACATTAAGTCGTATGAATGCTCGGCAGTACAGCCGTGGTGTCCATAAAGGTGAGCGCATCAACCCTGGTGACTACGTTTGGCCCGAAGAGTTTAACCTTTGGACAGGAATTCAATTAGAATCTCAAGGTCTTAAATTTGCTCCCCCTGGAGCAGAACCTGTTCGTCTTACCAATGATGGAAAAGTAGGTCCTCGTGGCATCCCTTCTCGCCAAGGAGAAGAACAGGTTCAAGAGATTAGTGCTGAACGGCGTGCTCTTCTTAAATCATTAGCACCGCCGTGGAAATAAGGTAAAATAGAGTTATGCCAAGAGGTAAAGATTCACGAGACCATCCAGGTCGCCGCCCAGTTGACCCACGTATCACGAATACCCAAGATAATGATGATGCACCTCCACATGGTATCCCTCGCCCTGATACGTCTAACATCCGCCATGAAGATGACGCACCTCCACATGGTATCCCTCGTCCTAACTTAGATGAAGTACTTGACCCCTGGGACCCTGAAGATGTTGAAGAAGAGTATAACCTTAGAGAAGAGCGTCTGAAGAAAGGACACTACTAATGCCGCCAACTGACCATAGAGGAAATCCAGTAGGAAACCCTGATACATCACATGGTGGGCACCGCCCTACCCCCCGTGTTATCCAAGCGCTTCAACGTTACTATAAAATTGATTCAGACACCGCACAGGAAGTTATTGATGAGCACCGCAAAGGAAACGATTACCTAGACGATGCACATTATGGTGTTGATTACTCAACCCCTTACCACCCTGACAAACCCGTTCCAGACGATGACAATGTTGGTAACCGTATTGACCACATTCCTACGGCTATTTCTGAAGCAGTAGACGCTCGTTCAGGTAAAAACTCAATGGGCTACAGTTCTCCCTACGAGTACCCACCCACGGTAAAATACAAAGAGTCAAAAGACCCTGCTGAAGGTATTTTTTACTAATGACTACTGACCATAGAGGAAATTCAGTTGGTGGTAACCACCGCTCAACACCACGTAGTGAGTTCCGTGGAATGTCTAAGGACACTTTGGCAGGCTATAGAGCACAGGGATACTCCCATCCCACAGGACCAACAACTATGTTAAATCCCGAAGGTGCTGCGAATGCTCGTGCATCATACCGCACTTACCGAGGTTATGGTGAGTCACCTCAAAATGCTCGCCATTTGGCTATTCGTGGAGCCATCACGCAAGGTGGCATGGTAGAGGGTGGCAAACTAGGATGGAATAATCAATAATGGCACGCAGAAAGTCTTTTGATGATGGACATGGAATGGACCATCACAAACTACATAACATGTTGCGAGTAGCAGGTGGTGCTGCTATTGGTGCTGCTGGATATGGTCCAATAGGTGCTATTGTAGGTGGCGTAGCAGCGCATGCTACTAATCAGTATTTTGACAACCGTGAAGAAAACGAGGATTACTAATGCCTCGTGGAGAAGATACTAGTAAACACCCTAATCGTGGTGTTGACCGTCAATCATTCATGATGACGGGTGCAGATATGGAATACTACCAAAATCGTGCCAATGCTGGTCAAGACGAAGACGGACCACTTTGTAGCAATTGCACTGACGACATGGGAGAAGCATTGGAGTGGCACGACAGGGAATCTATCCACCCTAGTAAGCGTGTTCCTTGTGTTGGATGTGGAGCAAAATAATGCCTCGTGGAAAAGATACTCGTGACCACCCAAAGCGCCAAGTAGGTCGTCCAAAACCGACCCCTCAATTTGAACTTAATGATGGACCACAGCAAGTAGCCCGTGACTGGTCACAGGGTAATGATACTGCTTTAGGACGTTTTGCATCAAAAGGTGAAATCAGTGAAGGTACTTTTGCGGAAATTAACCAAACTTTAGATTATGGCGCTCCTCACCCACGTGAAAAAGAGCGTCTTACAAATTTGCGTAAACACTTAGAAGCGCAAAAAGACAACGAGGAGCAGTAATGTCACGAGGGCGTGATGAACGAAATAATCCTAAGCGCAACCCAGTAGTTGTGCGGAATGTTAATACTCCTAATGTTCTTTGGGTTAACTTTGCTAATCCGTCTGAACCGCACGATGCAGTTACAGAATATATTATGGAACAAAAACAACAAAGTTCTCGTGCCGCCCACCCATCTAATACACCTAAGGAACCCCAATGACTAGAGGAATTGACGAGCGGGATAACCCCGCAAGAATTGCACACATGATGGCAGCAGAACCACAAGTTCTTGCTGCTGCTTTGGGCGCTTACAATGCTTTAAATGCAAATAACATTCCAAATAGCCATGACCCAGGTGGCATTGCAGAAACTAACCATGACATGCGTGCAATGAGCCGTATGCAGGGTACCCGCCGTGACATTATTGCATCTCTTTCACAATCACCACAAGTTGTTGCTGACATCCAATAATGCAAGTTCCGTACAAGCCCAATCAGTCTCATACAGAGATGCTGGTAGACCAGGCTTTACAATCTTATTTGCTACCCCCAGAACAAATTAGAGCAATTCGTCCGCTTGTACCACAACAGTTGTTTCCACAAACCCGTGGGTTTAACCGTCAAGAAATGACTATAATGGATGTACTTGATACTCCAAGAACTATGCCAACTTATAGCCGTTGGGTTTCAGGTGCTCCAGTTATGTTCCGTAATGGTTTTATGGAAGACAACTTTGAAGGTTCTAGTCGCTACTCAATGCAAGGATTGTGGGCATAATGGAAAATGAAACAAACTACCATGAAGAGGCTCGTAAATTGATGGAGACCCATTCTCCTCATGTTCTTACAGCCATTCTTGCGCAACATATCCAGCGCAACCATGGTATGTCAGAAACTGAAGCATGGGGAAGCGCCTCTGACCTTTTGAAGCAACATGGCACCACATCTACTTTGCAAAGTATTCTTGCTAACCAAATTGAAAAGTCTGCACAAGCAGGTCAATAGTAATGACAGATTCAGACTTCAATACAAATAAAGATATTAACCGCTACTTGCAACAGCAAGGGCGTGCTCCACAAAGCCACATGGACTGGGAAATGTGGCGTAAGACAGGACAACCTGGGACGTACCAAGCACCTCCAGGTTCACCTTCTACCTTTCGGGGTGTCCGTGGCGGTGGCGGTGGACCCAATTATGATACTGGTGTAAACCATTACAACATGTTTACAGGCTTGAACGATACCATTGAAAAGACTGTTGGTGGCGTAGGTGGCTGGGCCGCTAAAAAATACAAAGACTCACGTGATGGTAAAATGGATAAAGACAATTCAGGCTCAACCGCCTCTTCAAGAAATGGTTCCGATATGGCAGACGATGGTTTAATGGGTCCTCCAGTTGCAGGTGGTGGACGAAGCCAAAATGCATCTATTACTTCCCCTGCTAATAGTCGTGGTATGCGCCGTGGTCGGCGTGGAGATTTTAGTGGTGCGTTAGCATCACATGGCATTACCATGGTTCAAGGTAACGACAACTACGGAACTGTCTACGGTAATATGGGAGGCGCTAATGTTGGAAACGGCGATTACGATAACTCCTTTCAATCCAAAAATAGTGGAGGACGACAGACAGCCTTCAGCGGAAACAACAGTACATTCGGTGGTGGTAGTCCAACTCCTCCAGTTGGTCCCACAACGCCGACTCCACCGCCGCCACCGCCGACTCCTCCAGTCGGTCCTACTCCGCCTCCAACTCCGCCAGTAGGTCCTACTCCGCCAATTTATGGCCCACCACCGCCACCTCCTTTTCCACCAGCACCGCCACCAATAAAGATGCAGCCTCCTGGAACTCCTCCACAAATTGGTGCTCCTCCAGTAGGTCCTGGTCGCCCACAAATTCCAGTTGGACAGCAAACTAGTGCTCCACCAGTAGGTCCACAAACACCTGTTGCGGGTCCACAGCGTCCAGGTACTCCTGCAATTGGTGCAGGACCACAACCTGCTGGTGCTATTGAATCAGGTCCACAACCTATGGGTCAACTTGACGAAAGTAACCGTACTAAAGTGCCAGATGGTCTTTACGCTCATGCTAATGACGAAAAGGGTGGTCCTGAGGCTGCCACAGCCCGTCAAAAAT